AGGCATCGAGGGCGTAGCTCATCTTGCCCAGGTCCTTGGCCGAGTGGAAGATCTCGGTCTTGTCGGCCTCCGTGAGCTGGTACTTCGTGGACTCGCCGTTGCCGGCATCGTTCTGGTCGAACGCGCTGTGCTTGACCTTGTCACCCATGTCGTTGTCGCCTTCCTGGCTGTCGGTGTCGTTCTCGTCGGCGTCATCGCCATCGGTGTCGGACTCATCGGAGTCGTCGCTGTCGTCATCGGCGTTGCCGCCATCGGTGTCGTCGCTGTCGTCGCTGTCACCATCCGTGTCGGACTCATCGGAGTCGTCGGAGTCGGTGTCATCGCCGTCGGCGTCGTCGCCATCGGTGTTGTCGGCAGCATCGCTGTCGGTGTTGCCGGCATCATCGCCGATGTCGTCGTGCTTGACGCTGTCGCTGTCCGGATCGAGCTCCCCCTTCAGCGCCTTGTCGACCAGGTAGGCCGTGGCACCAAGCTGCTTGGGGCTCATCCCATCGAGGATGTGCTGGATGGTCTCGTCGGAGTCCACCTCGTCATCCTTCGGGCGATCCTCTTCCGACGCCGAGTGCTTGAGCTCGATGAGCTCACCCGGCTTGATGATCACCTCGTCCTCGAGCTCGGTCTCACCGAACTCGCCGTGGGCGAGGGTGATGTTCTCGATGGTCGCACCGGGGTTGGCCCCAGCCAGCACCAGGCTGACTTCGATGAGACGACCGTGGAACACCTGCTGTGCGCCGGGATTGCCTCGCTGGATGAGGCCGTTGGCGTAGATGGACATCATGTTGACGTCCTTGTGCTGCACGGCGTGCTTCATGGCGGTTGCGTTGACGGAACCGTTGAAGAAGCCGTAGCCCCACATCCCGTCCTTCCGCTTCTCGAGCAGGACGTGCCCGAGCACGTTGCCCGGATCCGCATGGGCGTGGTTGTAGACGAGGGCGACGGTCTTGCCGTCCATGTCATCGAATGCGCCATGCATGATGGTTCGACCATCGGCGCACTTGATGCCGAACTTGGTCACCCAGCCGCTGAAATCTGCTTCCATTTTGACGTTTCTCCTTTCGAAACGCTGGACGACTATGTCGCCTTGGTGAACTGAGCCGGTTTGGCTGAGCGAGACTTGCTCAACTTCACTCGGGCCGCTTCGATCTTCTTCAGGGTTGCCTCGATCTTCTGCTGAATCTCTTGGGTCTCTGAAGAAGGCTCTGTGTCCTTCTTGTGCTTCTCTCGGTACTCCTTGGCTGCCTTGGCTGCCTTGGTCTTCTCCGAGCCGGTCAGCTTCTTGTCTCCAGAAGCTTTCTCAGCCTTCGGCTTGGCGGTTCCAGCCTCGGCCTTGACCTTCTTGGTCAGGTTTTCGAGGACCTGCTGGAGCTTGGCCAGTCGAACCTTCATGAGGCCGACCTTCGCCTCGATCTCCTTCTGACGCTGGTGGGCGGTTTTGGTCGCCTGCGTCTTTCGGGGGGTCGGGGGACCGAAGTGAGCACCTGCCGATGGTCGCCCCTTTGGGGTGAACTGGGCAGCGGGCTTGCGGCCGACGAGTTGCCGGCGGCGCATGTAGTACTCGTGCGCCTGGACGGCGTTATAGGGCCTATCTGCGTGAGCAAGGATGAAGGCCTCAGCTTCAGGCGATGGCATTCTCATCCACCCCCAGCTCCTTGAACGTGTCTGTGATGAACGAGTCGAATTCGTCCAACGCATCTACGGTTGGGTCGCCAGTAGGTGCTTCGGTGCCAGAAGATGCCGGAGCTTCAGCGCCTGCCTCGGCGGGGACTTGCCCCTCCTGCGGCATGTTGCTGTTCGCCGTGCTATCAGCGTTCGGGTCGTCTGAGGGGGGAAGGCCGAGCCAATCCCGAACCTCATTCGGCGACACGATTGCGTTTCGTCGGAACTTGTCAACGATGTCGGCAAGCTGGCTGATCGGAACGAGCTTGAACGGCTCCTTGTGGAACTGGATCCGCTCCCCCGCCTTGGTCCGCTTCGCCCCGATGAAGGAACGCTGCATCCCCTCGACAAAGGCTGTGATGATCGGCTCAACCGTTCGGTTGAAGTAGTTGAGCATGGCCTTTTCGTCGGCAGTTCCGTTCATGATCTCTTCCGTGAGACCCATCTCGCCCCAGAGCATCTTGGTCAGGTAGTCGATCTGCTTGAGCAGATTGTTCTCCACCGGACGGTTGAGCTGGGTGATCTTTTCGGTCGCATCGATGTACGCAATGCCGTAGGCGTTGCCCTTCAGCTGCTCCTCGACTGCCGCAAGGCGATCGGTAGCTCGCTTCTGCTGGGCTCCGGCGTGAACGGCATACGGAAGCTGGATGATCATGTCCAGCTTGCCCGAACTCGAAGCATCGTCGACGATGTCCAGGAGGTTGAGCTTCCTGGTCAGTCGCTGGTGCGTTGAGTTCGTCTCGTTCATGACCGAGTACAGCGGGTTCTCGACGATCGCCATGTGACTCTTCGGGAGCGTGATGTCCTTGCGAGTCCCATCATGATCGTTGTAGAGATCCACGGTCACGTGGCGTGGTAGCCAACGCTTGATCGTTGCGCCTCGAAGCTGGGTGTAGTCGACTTCACCATCGGTGTCCGTCTCCCAGTCCACCGGAACGATAGCGACGACGCCATCGTCCATCATGGTGAGAGCCCAGGCCTGTCGAGACTGGCGTGGGCCCTGGTCGAGGTTTGGCTCGAGGGTCAGGCAGCGGTTGAGTTCGCTGTCGATCTCCTTCTGGAAGCGACCCTTGGCGTCGACCTGCACGTGGCGGATCTTGACCGCAGCCACGTCGATGGCGATTCGGTTGTAGATCGAGGCGAGGATCGACCTCTCATTCGATGACCGAAGTCGTGTCTTGTCGGGGCGTGCCCCGTAGCCACCCATTCCTGCTGCGTAGCCATAACCTGGTACGGCCATGGCATTGTAGCTCAGAAATGCGTTGACTCTCTGTCTTACTCGGGCGGCGATTCCCAAGGTGTGTCACCTCCTCTCTTGTAGTTGGTGTCGATGGATCAGCCGTCCTCGAGTGCAGTCACCCGAGTCTTGAGGTCCTCGATCTCCTGCAGGATGGCGGACAGGTCGAACGGCGTGCCATCTTCCGTGAACAGGGCGATCTTGCCGACGAACTGGTCGTCGTTGATCTCTTCCTGCTCCGCAATGACCGCCTGGACGACGAACGCCATCAGGTGTACACGCCGATCTGGTGGAGGCTCGTGCCGTCGTAGAAGAACTGGGCGATGCCGTTGGCGCCGATGGCGATCTCCCCGGCGATGGGGGCGGCACCTCCGAGGAGGACCGGCTTGGCCGCACCACCGTCGAAGGCGACGGTCGGGGCAGCGGCGGAGTTGCCGCTCGTGAACTTGAGGTGGACGATGGTGTTCACCGGGGGAGCGGCCGACACGGAGGTCTTGGCCGCCGTACCGATCAGGCCGGCGACGACGATCGGGGTGTTCTGCGAGAGCGCCTTGACCAGCTGGTCCAGGAGGTTGTCTCCGGCCGAGTTCGTCAGGAGGAGCTTGAGCGCCACCTGGCTGGTGTCGTTCCCCTGATCCGCCTGCGCATCGGTGACGACGAGTGCTCGAGTGATCTTCTGCCCCATGGTGGGTCCTTTCGACTGGGCGATCATTCGAACGCCTCTTTGTTGAGCTTGTAAGCGACTAGCGCATCGAGCAGTGCAGAGACGTTGTCGATCTTCTCGTCAGCACGCTTCTTTACCAGCTTCCGGTTTCCGTTCGTGTCCTCCATGACCACGGCATTACCCATGGCGAAAGACATCAGTGCCTGGTCGAAGATGAGCGCCTTGTCCTCGGCGAGCTTCTTCAACTCACCGAGAGGGACCGATTCGGTCCTTGCCCCTTGCGGCACCTTCTCGAGGCCGTACGGTCCGTTTTCGAGTTCGTATCGACCGACGAACTCTTTGGCGCCCCACGGATCGAACCCAAGACACCGAACATCGATGTCTTGCGGTCGGATGAACCCATCAAACAGGTCTTCGTACACCTCCATCATGTCCAGAATCGTGTTCTGATCCATGATAATGAGACTTCCCTCCTTGATGAACTCTTCGTACTTGATCATCATGGCCGGCTGAAGCCGGTCGAAGGTCCGCTTGGTGATGTAGCTCCGGGTCTTCACACCGAACTCCCCCCTCCGAAGAGGGAACAAGAAAGTGAAAGCACAGAAGTCGTCACCATGTGACAAGTCAGCGCCCAATGCGCAAGGAAGACCCCAGAAATCAGCCCGTCGAGAGGGATGAACCTTGGTTTCTTCGTACGTGAAGAAATATGTGAACCCCTCCATTGGGATGCCGAATCGCTTTGCGAGGATGTCGTTCCTTGATGCCGGAGCTGCCTCGGCTCGCTCGACATCGAGCTGGTAGGTTTCCAGGGAAACCGTCAACTCAAGGTTCGGATTCGCCTTGAACCACATCCATGGGTCGTTGATCTCCTCGAGTTTGTCGAGTTTGTAGTGCCAGATCGAGATGTGAGGTGCGTAGTACTCGCCATTCAGGATCTTCTTGAGTTCCATTTTGACGGTATCGCCAGCACCATTCCGAACCGTTCCCTCAGAGCTGATCGCAACGATCAAGTAGTCATTCGCCTTTGTGGCAGACTGCTCTTTCGACGCGCCCTGTTCAATGGCACCGATGACATCCTCTCGAATGTCACCAGATAGCCACTCATCAACCGTTGCGATCTTTGGGCGAAGGCCCTGAAGCTTGTTGACTGTCATCGGACGGACTTCAAGCAGGGATCCGGTGAGGAAGTTCTCGACACCCTTCTTTGTCGACACCAGCTTCTGTCGCAACGCCTCTGACCCGGCCGTGTTTCGGACCGAGCCTTCGGTGAGGAACCGAAAGAGCGGGCCACGGGCCCTGGTGATGGATGTCCTGAACGGGGACATCACCTCTTCCGACTGCTTCATGGTGGGTGACGTTGTGATCTGGTGTGTGGTCGAGGTGTCCATGTTGAGGAAGTACGCCTGAAGGGTGAAGGCGTACATGGACTTGGCGGCGCCTCGGGCCACGATGAGGTACTGCTTGACCGTGAGGCGCTTCTTGACCAGCTTGGTCTTTCGAACGAGCTGGCCGCCTTCGTCTTTCACGAAGACCTTTCGCTCCACGTAGTGGTACCAGCAGAAGATCTGCTCTGCCCAGAGCTTGAACGTGTCCAACAGAACCAGAGCTGAACCGTCTGTGAGGCATAGTTCGCCCTCGCAGTATCGGATGTACCCCTCAACCGGCTTCGGGTCGTAGTAGATGTCTGGATCGGCGATCAGGGCGTCGATTCGGTTCATCTCCAGGTTCACCTCTTGGTTCACCGGGATCTCTCCAGCCAAGACCTTATCTCTGAACTCTCCGTAGTACTTCGGTACGGCTTGGTTGGCTAGAACCAGCATCTGATCACCTCCTCTCGACGACTACCGGTAGACGACACCACCATTGGGGCCGATGTATTCCTTCTTGGGCTTGGGCTTCGATGCCTTCTCGGCCTTCTTGGCCGCCTTCTTGTCCTCACGTTTCTTGAGCTTGGCCTTGCGCTTCTCGAGGTCCGCCGCCACCTTCGCCTTCTCAGCGTTCTTGCGGCTCTTGTCGTCCAGGCCCATGCTCTTCAACAGAGCCTTTCCGCTCGGCGTAGCCATCCACATGACGACCTTGGTCGCCGTGTCGGTGTGCTTTCGGATCTTGCGCATAAGGAGCTCGTGGTCGCTCGGGTTCATCTCCCGATACTTCTTCTCGAGATTCATGCGCTCGGTTACCGCCTTCATCTCGGCATTCGAGAGCTCGTGAAGCTTCTTCTTGCGGAGCATCGCAACGTTGATGTGATCATCGTGTGCGGAAGTGCCAGCGGGAGACTTGCTGGTGTCGCTCTTTCGAACACCCCAGCGCATTCCCTTCACGCCCCAGTGGGCAAAGAATTCCTCGACGGTCATGTCGGAGTAGATGGCTTCCTGGGCGTGGTGCATCAGGAATTCTTCGAACGTCATGGGTTCATCGATCGTGTCCTGAGCGTAGTGCTCGAGGAACTCGTCGAGCTTCAGCTCATGGGATGACACTGGCTTCCTCCTCGGCGAATGCTTGCAGGCGGAACTCCTCTTCCCGAACCTCCGCCTTGAGCGCATCGAGAGCGAACGAAGTGGTAGGAGTGTCGAAGAGGAGCTTGGTCTTGTGGAAAATGTACGACCTGACCATGCTGAGCATCATTGGCGGGAGGCCTAGACCACCAGCACCATCCCAGATCTGGGTGTCGCTGTCGATCGAGAACCCAGTGGCTCCGCCGATACCCAACTGGGCGAGGGTGGAAAATGCTGAGTTGATGTGCATGATGAGTTCGTCATCGAATGCGGTGTCGTCACCGACACCAAGCGAGTTCCTGGTGCTTGCCAGGATACTTACCTCCATGGTTTCACCTCCTACCACAGTTTGGTGTCTCCAGGGGTACGTTCAACGTACCCGCCAGGTGCCACATCGCTGTCCGAGAAATGGATGGCGTTGTGTGTATCTATGCGGGTCGTGATCAAGTACTCCGGATTTGTGATCCACGACTCTTCGTGGACGATGTCTTCTGGTGTCATCGGATTCATGTGGTGGACAAGTAGTCCACTATGGATCTCATGACCCAATATACCCAGGTCACAGCCCTGATCACGGATGATCGTTGTGCGACGGGCCTTCTTCCACACGTCAGACGTGTAGAACATCTGGTTGATGTAACGGTCAAACCCGAAGGTCTCACTACCAACAGCTCCGCCAAGGTGGAGATATGCGAACCGATCCTCGAACGAGTCGAGTCTTTTCAGGTCTGAGTAGCTCCGAAGAAGTCGGTTACCACTCACCCTGAACCTCTTCGTCCTCAGGGTCTTCGCCCTGGTAGTAGCGGAAGACCCGGAGGGCATCATCCATCAGCTCTTCGACACGCTGCGCCGAGCGCAACGAATCAACCTGAGCAGCACGGAGGAGGTTGTCGTTCTGGAGCTTCTCTCGCTCGAGTCGCTCTCTCTGTGTACCGAGTCGGAGGTAGTGCACCAGCACTTGCGACGACACAGTACCGTCTTGGATCTGCCTTTCGGCAAGATCCGTCGCCTGGGAGATGAGCTCGTTCTCTCGAGCCTCAGGCGTCATCGCCGAACTTTGGCGTCGCTTCGAGCCCATCTCCCACCTCCTTCTTCAGTTGTCGGTTACCGGCCTTGGGTCAGGCCGTGGGCGTCGGCGCCAGGCCGTCCTCGGCATCGAGCAGATCCTTGCGGACCGCCTGCAACTCGTCGACGTCGTCCGAGAGCTCCTCGAGCTCACCCTCGATGCGCTTGAGGGAGGCCAAGGCCCGCTCTTCGACGTTGCCGAGCTTCGGGTTCTTGCCCTGCAAGATGTTCTGGATCTGGATCAAACGGAGGTCGTTCGACCGTGCCTTGAGCAGGATCTCCTGCTGTTCCTTGTCGGTGAGAGCCATGAAGGGTCCTTCCGGGGTTGTCGGTTGCTGGGGATCCACCGGTCCGCTGACGGGGAAAATCCCCCAGGGTGCCGTGGAGTCGTAGCCCGCCTTGTTGAGCGAGAACGAGATGTGCAGGTGGTGAGTGTGGGCGTTCGGCCCAGTGTAGTCACGTCCCTGCCAGTTGTTCTTCTCGCTGTGGATCTTCTTCTCGTAGATGAGGTAGCCCCCACCATTGAGACGGTCGTCTCCAGCTCGAGCGAGTGCTAGGAGATGCTCGAAGAGCACCTTCGCATCCATGTGCCCGTTGCCCTTGTTGCCGTCGAGGTCTTCGTCGACGTCACGGGCTCGGACGACACCGATGCCACCATCGATGACCCAGGGGTTGTGGTCCGACTTGCGGGAGGCATGGGCGGCGTCACCGATGGTGCCGTCACTCTCGTGGTCCCGCTTGGGCCAGCGAGCGTTGAGCTCGTTGGCGAGGGTGATGCTGGCTGAGCAGTTACGCCATGCCATGTGGCTCTCCTTCAGTTCGAGATGTCTTCCTTGTCGGTGATGGGTTTGCCGCAGAGCTGGTTCAGCGTTGGCTGCTTCAGTTTGAGGGAGAGCCTGAGTCGCTCGTCCCTTGCGTCGAGTCCATCGTTGACGTACTTCGTTGCCAGAAGTGTCTGGATGTCCGGATCTGCCACCAGCTTGCCGTTGACCACCACCTTCGGGATGATCTGACGCTTGCCATCTTTCGGCGGGGTCCTTGGGTCGTACCCATCGAGTACGGCCAACCGGTTCAGGACGGCATCTGCCACTTCGCCTGCCGCATCATCACGAGCGTTCCGGAGATCCGTGATGCATGCGTTCCTCTTCTGGGTTTTGAAGCCCGTCTGGGTGAGGCTGTTTCCGGTGTTCGAGCTGATTCGCCCGCTGTTTGCGATCCATGCGACGACCAAGAGGCCTGCGACGATGACGCCGAGCCCCGCAATCATCCACATGATGTTCTTGATCAGGAGTCCTCGGAGCTCGTCGTGTCCGCCTCCAGAAGAGACTTCATCTGCGGGCTCGCTTGGAAGGGCCCCGGATCCGTCCTCTCGTTGGCCCGGAATCGGGCTTGTTCCCGTTCCCATGCGGTGTACTCCTCTTTGATGGTGAGTTGCTGGATGACTTGGTCCTTCTTGCTGAGCTCCTTGTCCTTTGACCGGACAATGTCCCAGATCGCTCCCTGGTTCTTGATCACCATGCGCAGAATCAGGCCTGCGAAAGTAACCGAGACACCGAGAGTCGTACCGATGGCAACGGTGTTTCCGTCCGCACCGCCTGCCGCCACGACCCCTGCGTACACAGGCCCGAAGGCAGAAACTGTGGCCATACCCATCATCTTCACAGCTCCCGCAGCTGCGACCACTGTCGTTTCATCGAACATCACGGGTGGTTCACTCATTCCTTCCTCCTAACAGCAACCTGTTAGATCGCTTGGCTATGCGGTGACCACGTTCTTGAAGATCACTGCGAGCGGTTCATCCAGAACCGTGACCGGTTCTCCGCCTGTGACCCGCTTCAGGTCCATGAACCCGCCAGTGGTGTGGATGTTCCCGGTGATCGAGTCGTCAAGGGTGAGTGTGATCACCCTTCCGTCTTCGCTGATGTCGATTTCCGTGAACGTCGCAATCAGGGGTGCGGTCGGGCTCACACCCTTTCGGATCTGGCTGTAGATCTGGTCTCCAGCCACGCTGTATGCCAGGTGAATCGTGACCTTCTCGGTCCGTCCTCGGTGGATGATGATCGGGTCGACGTACGTCATGATCTATCTACTCCAGTGCCAGGATACGAAGTTCCTTTTCTTGATATTCATGGGGGTATCTCCAGGGTCAGGTTGAAACGGATTCGGTGTGGAGCCAGGCGATCTCGTCGGCGTCTAGCGCTCTGGTATCCATCGCGACCCACAAGAGGTCGGAGGCGTATGGTGCGACTCCGGTAGACGAGATCGCACCGAGCGACGAACCATCGACGCTGGCGGAGAGCTCACCGTTGATGTAGAGCTTCACTGTATCGTCGCTTCGGTTTAGGACACCGGCAACCGTGCAGTACCCAGTAGGTCCAGCTTCGGCGTCAGCTATGACTGGTGGTCCAGACCCGTCTGAGACGGCGAACCCCCAGGTGATCCCAGACCCTGGAGCTGATCCGAACGCCCACCCTTGTGCGCCAGAACTGAACATAGCGGCGGCGTTGTCTCCGAGCGGCGACGATATGCCGCTGATCCCGACTGGATGTGGGCGACCTCGAAACATCCAGGTCACGGACTGATCGGCCGCGATGTCGAACAGGCCCCCCACCGCGCTCCACCCATGGTCGGAGGTGGTGATTGTCGGGCTCACTGGGGCCGATGACATGAGCCCGCTAATGGCAACCCACGTCTCACCGTTCGTTGTGACATGGGTGGCTCCGTCGGTACCATCCGAGGATCGGAACCAGTGGAGCGGCTCCCCTTCGATTCCGGTGAGCAGCACCGCCTCATCGATGAGCGCCCCCGTGAACGATACCCCGAGCAGCGTTCCAGCCGGTGGGGCGGCGAGAGTGTACGGACCAGACGTCTCCGACCCTGGGTCCGTCATCGGCAGATCGGTGACCGCTTCGCGCTCCAGTTCGGTCCATCCGGTATGTGCGAGTAGGTCGGCGGAGAACGCCTTTCGGTACAGCACCACATCAGTTCCGTCCATGACGTACCGCCAGCACCAGTCCTGACTGGGGTCGAAGGTCGTGATGCCGACGAACTCGCGTTCGGAGTCCTCGCCATCAAGCCGAAGATCAAGGCCGGTGGTCCACCCGTTAGATCCGTTGATGTAGGCCGGCTCCAACCAATCCTCGATGCTGTTTAACGTGGCTAGCAACGCTTCGATCCACTCATTCGCCGGGTCGCGCCTCTGATCGCGCACTTTACCCTTCCACCGGACATCGAGCAGCGTCGGCCATGTGAAACCAACCTCAGACACGAACCCACCGAACGGACGAAGGCCAGTGAACGTATCCGGACGAAGAACCGCAGCACCTCGGCCGGCGTTGAGAACATCGACCCCAGCACGACCCTGGTCAGCCCATCGATTAACGCCTACGCACTGACTGGCGTCGAGTACCCACGCTGCGCCTAGACGGTCGGGCGGAGTGCGGGAGTCAGGACGAACGCCGCCCTGCATACCGGCAGGGCCAACTGGGCCTACCTCAGTGACCCGAACGTTATTGTTACCATCCACGTCAACACGTTGCGGCATGAGAGTCTTCCTTTCGGGGGTCGTTTATCACCCTGTTTGAGTAAATCGGACAAATCCTATGAGGCCTTGTATGGCCTGTGGTGTGGGTAAGAAGTCCGAATTGTTTGGGGGAACCTCCCCCCGGGGCATTTTTTGGG